TGATAAGTTAAGTATATCACTATACTGTGTAAGTATTTCTGTATTACCAATTGCTGGTGCACCGTCGGCAATGGTTCCGTTACCAATGTACAATTTACGTGCATCGATTACCCAACCGAATTCAGCACCCGCTAGTTGCGGCAGGTTGTCTGCCAACCCTTTACGATTTGTTATTCGTGATACTTGTACTATTGCCATCTATTGAAACTCCGTAATCTAGCTGTATTTAGCACGTGATATAGTATTGCTCAACTCTCTTCCACCACTGTTGGCGCCAGTGTTCAAAGTCGTCACCTTCGACAATAAATTCTTGATACAGAGGATCTTCTTTTAAATGTCCCATGTCGTCCACTGCTGGCTTTACTGCCATAAGCACTACACCTTTGCGTATTTTTGTTCCATATACTTCATTGTGAGCTTCTGCATATGCACATAATTGTAATTTATAATCTTCAATCCACTCAACTTTTTTTGGTTTATTTGATTGCTTGAAATCCATTATAGCATCTTCACCACTGTGTACGCCAACGCAGTCTGTTGTACCTGCATATATGCCTGGAAAATACATAGGTACTTCTACTCCCCAAACTTCGGTTACGTTGCACATACCTTGTTTTATAACTGCCTGTGCCATTGCATGTGATTGCCAACTGAATGGATTGTTGCCACGTTCTTTGATTGTACCATCAATGCAATAGTTTTCTAAGTAGGTATGCATTCGTGTACCTCTGTTGGCAGCTTCGGTGACTATCTTTTGTGCTTGATCAGTGCCTACACGTTTACGCCATCGTGCTAATCCTTCTTGCTTTTCTTTTGATTGTGTAGCACCTAGTATGGTAGTGACACTTGGTACAGCATTGCCATCGGGAGTTGAATACAGTCGTTTACCATCAACTTGTTTTCGCGAGAGATTTTTGTATTGAAATTTTTCTATAAGCATCTAGTAATTATACATGTTATTTTAACAAAGTCAATCTAATAGAGACTTTACTTTTACTTCTGGATAAATTAGTTCGTAGTTTGTATCAGTTAAAGTTGGACAAAATTTACACTGTGGGATAACATTATCAATATTGTTTAAAAAATCTTGTCCTTGTGTTTCAAGATCGTCTGCACCGAGAGGAACATAACTGTTTATAAGTTGCCTATCAGATTCTGGAATCTCAAGGCTATGTTGTTTATCAAAGTCTGGAAATAATGCAACAGGGCCGCACTTGTATAGCTTTCCGGCTATCATATGATAGCACTTGTACTGTGCAAATCCACATGCTTCATGTGCAGACGTAGGATTATTATTATGCAAGGTAAATTTTCCATCACTGTTCTTTTGAATTGCAGCCGAACTAAAATGATCTTGTACCCAAATAATTATTTTTACCCCTGCGGCGTCAATAAATTCTAATGTGTCGCCTGTTTGTAAGTCTTTATCAATATTAGCAGGATACTTAATTGGATGTGTTAAAAAAGCATCGACCTGTTCTAACAACATGTCTTTGTGATTACGATTGTGCCAACTTATTCCTAACCAGTTCCTATATGAATTGCTTAATAGAGGATATAGTTTTTTAGTTTTTGATAATCTAGTTCCGTTACTTAATATTTGAATTGGCCTTCTAAACAATCTGTTAAGTCCAGTTACCCAATCAACAAGAGTCGGATTAAGCAAAGGCTCGCCGCCCATTATAACGACTTGATCAATAGTTACATGGGCGGCCCATTTCTCAAGGTCGGCTTCATGATCAGAAAATCTTTGCCAACCAATAAAATTATAGTTGTTAAACCTATTACAGTTTTTACAAGTTAGGTTGCATGTATGATTAATGTAAAATTCAACTTTTGGAAGGTGAAACATCTATGTGAGTGGATTTGCAGCATCTGCCATACCAGCAACTGTGTCTTGTGCTTGGTCTGGTGTCATGGTATCTTCGCCTTCTTCGCCAGTAACACCGGCACCGACTAGTATTATGTTATCAGCATCAACATTAGAAATTATATTTTTTAGAGGGTCTACTGTTGCTAGTGTTCGTAGTTGTTGATCAGTAATGTTTACACCCATGTTGTGTGCCATGCTTAGAAAAACGTCAATTGGTACTGTGTGTTGTGTATCTTCGTCGTCTGCACGACCAAGTAAATATTCTGCTAGTGCAGTTAGTTGTTGTGCAGATGGTTTATCTGATCTACTTGTGAACTCAAGTATACGCATTTATCTTCTTGCTCTACCAAGAGCTCCATCTTGTACATCAACATTTACATCAACTGCTTCACCGCCTGCTTCTGCATCAACATTCACATCAGCAGTTGCATCGATCGGAGCAGGTGCTAGTGGATCTGCCATTGGCTCATCAACAGCTGGAGTACCTGCAACTTCTTCTTGTCCTGGTACCACTGGCTCTACACCTGTCATGGTTCCTTGTGCGGCTTCCATTTCAGTTTTTGAAGCCTGTATTGCATCAACTAGTACTGCTAGACTTTGTCCAGCGGCATTGTTAAATGCCTGTGCTTCGGCAGTTCCTATAGTTGTCTGAATGCTACCACTTAGTGCTGGTAAATCTTTGAACTGCATTGATGTAATTTCTTCTAACATCTTTTGCATTCTATCTACCATATCCTGTGCGGCTAAAACTACTTGTGCTTGAGCTACTTCGTTTTCTGTTAGTACACGCCCTGATGCTTTAAGTACGGCACCTTCAGCAATCTGGTTAAGCACTTTACCTGCTTTGCCTTCAAACTTGCCTAGTGTTTTAGCAAGGTTTGCACGTTTTTCTGTTTTAGCATTGTAGTCATCTTTGTTTGCTAACACTTTATTGGCAAATGCACTTGTACTCATTCCGGCAGCCTTTGCTTGTCTTGTAAAAGCTCCAGGATTTTTACTTGTTGCTTTTTTAATCCAGTTTTCTGCTTCTCTAACTAGCTCTTCTTCACCAAGGTTTATTTTACCATCATCAACATCTTTCTTAAACTGCATAGCAGTTGCTTGATCGTCTGTTGATCCAATTACCTCGCCATCGGATTTGATCTGTGTTGCACCAGTTTGTGGTTCAAGTGTAACGTTTGCTTCACGTAATCGTGCATGTAGTCCTCTTTCCATAACAATCAACTTCATATAAGTTGGATCACTTTCACTGCCTACAAAGCGGTTTGTTGTACGGTGTTCATATATCAACCCACGAACTTTTGTTAGCATGTCGCTTGCCGCATTTGGTTTCATGGCCGCGAAGTCAATGCTATTACCAAAATAGTTCTCTAGAACCTTTTTGGATTGCTTAGTGTGTGGTGTATCTAAGTCAAATAATTTCATTGTCAAATCCTTTTTGTTGACAGTATTTAGCAACATTAATACTTTTCGTTAATTGTTTTTGTATAACTTGGTATTCATATTTTGCACTGTCAAGTCTGTGAAGCACAACTTCCTTACGAAAATCATCAGTGTTAGGACTGGTAATTACATGTCTATAATGCATCATTTCACTTTGTCTACCGAGAAGTTTATCTTCGAGCACGACTAAATTTTTGGCATCTAGTAACATTTTATTCTTGTCAAGTATACAATAGCTTAGTGCAATTCTACAACTACTACAAGTCTCAATTAGAAAGTCGTCACGATAGATACTATATTCATCAGAAGATTCTTTTACTATTTCGTAATCTGCAAACGCCATGATGCTATCACCATTTCTAAAGATAGCATTAGGGTTTGAATTCAGAAGTTCATCTGCAATTTTATTTAATAATCGGGAGGCTTTTTCTGTTACCCGACTACGTAAGTTATCACTAGCCATCCAATTGTTCCTACAAGAGCTGCAATTAAACCTGTTCCCCAGCCGATAAGCTGGTCTGTCCTACGTTGAGCCATTTTCTCAACCATTCTATGAACTTCATTAATCATCATTTCTAAGCGATCAACTTTTTTATCCAAGCCTTCGATATTGCTTGCCATCGATTTGTATCGCTCTGCACATAAATCAACATGTGCTTCTAAACTCTTTTTTTCAATTGGTGCGGTGTCAACCATTGTAGTCTCTGTGTAATTCTGTTACGAGTATTTATTAAATTCCTTCTTGAATTACTTCAAAATAAATGTTAGGCTTAGCTCCAGTTGCTATTAAATACGGTACTAAAAAGCCCTCTTTATAAGTTTCTTTTAATCCGACAATCATTGGCACGCCGTGTATTGCTTCTTTTAGTAATCCAGTTTCATCGGTTTCTGTTGCAAATGCACCATCGTGAGAAATACATAAACTAAATGTCCAGTGTTTCATTCCTTCTTCATTGGTTATAATGGTTGGCACTGTAATGTCATCTGGATTAGCTCTAAGACTTACACATTGTAATATTGTTTCAAAGTTCCTTTGTTGGTTACGACTAAAATCCCATTCTTCGACCGTCGAAATTGCCCCAGCCACTTTTGTTTTTCTATAACTTGTAGTACCGGTTTGTGTACAATCAAAATATGTAACTACATTAATTCTTTGCATTTCTTAAACTCCAGTAAACTTGCAGTTTGTCTAACATTTCTTTTAACGCAGGATCGTTTGCACTTTCTGTAACAATTTCAGTCAAATATGGTGAAATTGTATGAGCATCAGGCTTTTTAATAACTAGCTCTCGCTCTCTGCTATCAGTACGACGCCTGTATACTGTATTGCCTTTATCAGGACTTTCATAAATCCATTCAGTTTTTTGCATACAAATATTTAGTCGTAAAAAAACCCTAGTTAATAAAAACTAGGGTTATTATTTTTTTAATAGTAAATTAAAATTATGCTAATTTAAAGTTACCAGTTGTTACGTCTGTACCTGCACAGTTAATTGCTCCAGTACCTGCAGAAGTAAGTGTTCTGATTGATGCTTGCAATGTTGCTGCTGTGTAAGCGTCTGTTGGATAAATTCCTACAGAAATTTGACCAGTTGAGTCATCTTCTACCTGGTAGATGTAAACTCCTGCTTTTTGTTGAATTTCTGTCAAAATTGCTTCTACTGCTAAGCCTGTACCAACTTGTGCTTGTAAGTCTTGAGCTGCGTTACCTGCGTTCTCAACAATGATTTTGAAAAAGTCTAGTTTTGGACCAGTTACGTTTACTGGTGCTGATGCTGCTAATGCTCCTGAAAGTGATCCGTTCTGCGTATCAATGTGGAATACCTGTTGTGCATTACCATGGGTTCTTGTGAATGATGCCATTTTAATCTCCTATATCTAATGGTGGAATCGCTTATGCGGTTCCTACTTTTATTTAGCGTCGTTTGAAGATTTTTGTCCTACGTAAAAACTCGTAAAACTCGTTCTGTAGGCCCGATTTACGCATCTGAAGCATGAGTCTATCACGTATCACGTTCTTATCTCTTGGAACAATACGTTCCCAAGTAGCAATTTGTCGACGCATCTGTATCAGTGGTGCTTTCAAAAAGTCTACCATATTACGTTGTAATATCAACATCATGTAACTATAGTCGTTATTTTGAAATTCACGTTTTGCAATATTACGTAAGTTACGTTTTAATCTTAGTTCAGGAATGGTAATTTTTACATCTTGTGCAATGCGATCTTTAAACTTTTCTGGTTTCATAATCATTGCTATAATATTATACAAGTCTGGTTGGCTGGTTCTAAATCCAGGCCAGTTTTGCAACTTCATTATATTTTCGCTTACTCGTGCCGCATAATCAGGATCACTGTTTGCCAGTATTTGTAGTGCTAATAATTGCTCAAATAACTGCTCACCTAGTTGACTTTGTTTAAGTCCGTTAAGTTGCCTTGGTGTCCTATATGCACGGCTCTCACTCAACCAGTTAAATGCAATTTTATCTTTTTCAGTGTTCTCGCTTAAACCTTTTACACGTGCAATAGCATTCCATCTTGCAGTTACCGTATCTACCCATTCCCAATTATCACCTGAGAATGCACTTACACCTTTAGAATATATATCCCATTCACCTCTGTGTATCTCGTCATCATCTAAGTGTCTTGATATCTTGTATTCAATTCCATTGTGTGTCATCAAGTATGCACCGGGCTCTTTAGGATGCTTTTTAGTAGCACCTTCTTTGACTACTGGTATTGGACGTACACTTTTGCGAGGCATTTCATAACGTGTGCCAATTCTAAAAGGTGAGTTTTCAACTGCAAATACTCTGTTTGGCGTATCAAAATCTTTTTTACGCATAACTGTTTTAGCAATAAGATCAAGTTCGTTGTTGTTTTTGTCAAAGACCAATGCAAAAGGTACATTAATGTCAGTTTGTAAATCACGCATCACTGCTTCGCTATCTGGGCCCATTTGTGCAATAGGTTTGCCATAACGTTTTCGTTCTTGCTTGAACAAACGTGTAAGTTCAGCCGGCACTATTGGTTTTGCATTGCGTTCACTGTTTACTCTGTCTTTAAAATGTTTTGTAAACTCCACATCGATACCTACATCTGCGAAGATTCTATCTGCAAACGTTTCTAGTTGTTGTATATCTACTGCGGTTACACTCATTAACTTAACTTTTTCTTAATCCATAATACTAACGCATAGACTGCGATTGCGTATACTGTTGCTATGCCTACGTCAACTAGGTGTTCACGCATATGGTATATAAATTGTATTCCTGCTTCTGCATCTGACATTATGCTACTCCTGGATTATTGGCTGCAAAGTTTACTCTGCTGAATTTATCTCTGTCTACTAGTTTAATACCATCTCCAACATAGCCTTCGTGTCCTGGTGCATCACCAATGTTGGCCTGCACATCTTGTTCTTGATTATCTAGTGCTTTGATAAGTTGATCTTTCAATAGTGCGATATTTACAAATGTACTGAACATTGCACTAACTGCACCTTTGTTTTCGTTCATCCATTCAATTATTCTTGGTGCTTTTTTTGGTTCTTTATTTAAGATCCATGGGCCAAAGTCCTGTACCATGTTAGTAAAGCCACCTTGACGTACCTTAAAGTTAATGTACTGTTTCATAAGAGCTGGTGTGTTTGTAATCTTACGTGATCGTAACTGTTGCGGATCTAAAAAAGCATCTATTGCTGGAGCATATTCATTAAAAGCATCTTGTATTTTTATTACAAGTCCTTTGTCCAGCTCTATTGCACTTCCGGTATCTCTCATTGTACTGTCTAATGCAAGTACGCCTGGAACCTTATCAAGCACACGTGTGGTTACTGGACGTACTGTGCCCTTAGGTTTGTCAATTTCTGTATGTACTGCAATACCAACGTCACTATTTCCTATTGCTTTTCCGAGGGGTGTATTATCACTTACACGATATGTAACTTGATTTGGAGTAAACACATATGCACCATTTTCAACTGGCGGTGTTGCTCCGTACAATAAATCTGCTTGTATAAAACCTCTAAAATGTTGTGGAATCGTACGTTGTAATAAAGGAAAAAGTTTTTGATATATGCCAATTAGGTCTGTGTAGTCACCTTTTCTATTGCTGAACACTCTTGCCATGTCTCTTGCACTAGTAGCAAGTCCATTATAGCCAGTTGCAACAAATCCGCCCTTGTCTGTTAATATAAACTGTCCGCTATCATCACGACCAAATACTATTGCAGGCTTACCGTCCCATTTTATTGTGTTTACCTTAGCAGGTTCTTCGGCACTACGTTTTATACCATCTAGTGCTTGTGTTATTCCTTTTGATCCAAGATCAAATACTAAATCTTCAGGATGTTCTATGCGAGCGCCTTCCGCCAGATAAGGTTTATAAGGAGTACGTTTGTCTGTAACAACTTCCATGCCTTGGTTTACAATTCGATCGCGAAGTCTTGCAAGCCAATCGCTTCCACCTTCTTTTATTGCTTCAAACGTAAAACCTTCTCGTTCTGCATATCCACGGAAGTCCTCTAATTTTTGATCACGTTGCGGATCGTTTCGTAAAGCACCAAGGATTGCTTCGACACTAAACAAATCTCTTTCCGTTGCACCTTTGTTTAGAATGTATTTTGCAATTTGTTCTGGCTGATCTGTAATATAACTATTATCCATTCGGCTTAATAAGCCAGAATTTGGAGACAACTTATACCCTGCCGCTTTAGCAATGCTATTCATTAAAACATTGCGTGTTACACCTTTGTATTCACTTTGAGGATCAGCTCTCATTAAAAATTTACTAAAGTCGGGCTTTTGTACAAACATAAAATCTGTTTGGATGTAGCCTCTATCTTCTCTGCCGGTGATAGGGGCTTTAAAATGCACACTTACTCCGCTCTTGCGTATCCACTCTTTAGGGTCAAAACCATGTGACTCTGCCCATTTGGTTAAGTTTGCTACTAGATCATCTTTGGTCATTGTTTTTGGATCAACTGCTAGATCTAAATCTCCAGAAGTCGGCTTCTGCCCTGTACTCCCAAGCATGTTGTCCATTAAAGGTAATCCAGTAAGTTGCTCTAGCCATTGCACTGTTGGCTTGACGTCTGTCTGGTTTATTCTTGTTGTTACTATGGCACCGTCAGCATCCTTGAAGACGTTGCCACCTTCTTTGATATACATTACGTCACCGCGTTCAAGTATGCTAGTACTTGTTTTTTTATTGCCGGAGTAGCATTAATTTGTTGTGCTAGTGCCATCACTGGATCATCAGTGGCTATTTTTTTAAGGTCTGGCATCTTTATTCCTGCAGTTTGAAATGCTTGTTGCATAACTGCACCATCAACACCTTGTGTTGTTAACCATTGTGCAATTTGTACACTGTCAGTTGGTTTACCTGCTTTGTTCCATGCCTTCATAAGTTTGTCAGCAGTTACTTTAGTTGTAATATTAGTACCAACTTGACGTGCTTTTTGTCCTAATGCAGTTACACCTTTACCAACTTGTGTTTTTAACTTTGAAAGCATGCCTGGTGCTTCCATAAGATCTTGCTTGTATGCA